TTTATGGATTAAGTATAAATACAGATTCAACAGTTTCATTAAAACTTATAGAGCATCAAGATAATTTCTACACTTGGACTTCTAAAGCAGAAGCACCAACTATTGCTGATACAACACTTCCAAATCCTAACAATGTTTCTGCACCAGTTTCAGTAACACTTAACGATCAATTAATTGAATACTCAGATGGTGTCGTAATTACTGCTCTTGATGTAACCATTGGTGCCTCACTAGATTCATTCGTAGATTATTACCAAGTAGAATATAAATTAAGTACAGCAACCGATTATCTTATTGCTGGTCAAGGCAAAGGATTATTTCATAGGATATTAAATGTAGTAGATGGATTAATTTATAATGTAAGAGTAAAAGCATTTAACACATTAGGAGTACAATCAACTTATACTTCTGCCACAAGAACTATTATTGGTGGAATAGCACCACCAGCAGATGTTGAAGATTTTGCTTGTAATATAATTGGTGGAGATGCACATTTATCTTGGACGCAAATACCAGATTTAGATTTAGCTTACTATCAAATTAGATACTCTACATCTACAAGTGGTGCTTCTTGGGGTAACTCAGTTTCTTTAGTTGAAAAAGTTGCAAGACCAGCTACTTCAGTTACAGTCCCTGCAAGAGTAGGTTCTTATTTAATTAAAGCCGTAGATAAAAATGGAAACTTATCTTCTAATGAAGCTATTATTGCAACTAATGTTTCTGCAATAGGAAACTTTAATGCTATTGCCACACAAACTGAATCTCCTACTTTTTCTGGTACATTAACAAATACAATAATATCAGATGGAACATTAAGATTAGATTCATCAGAACTGTTTGATTCTGCAATCGGTTTATTTGATGATGGAACTTCATTCTTTGATTCAGGTGTTACAGCTTTTGATTTATTTCCTACTGGTAATTATTTATTTGCAAGTCCAATAGACATAGGTGCAATTTATACTACAAGAGTAACTGCTTCTATTACACAAACATCAGATAATTTAGATGATCTTTTTGACAGTAGAGTAGGGTTGTTTGATGATGCACAATCTAATTTTGATGGCGATACTCCTGCTAATTGTAATGCACATTTAGAAATTGCTTTATCTAATGACAATATAACTTACACTTCATTTAGAAACTTTGTCGTTGGTGATTACACAGCAAGATATTACAAATTTAGAGTAGTATTAACTTCTTTTGATTTGTCATCTACTCCAGTTATTAGTGCTTTATCAGTAAGTATTGATATGCCAGATAGAATATTTAGTGGAAATGATATTGTTTCAGGAACTAGTACCTACACAGTTTTATTTACAAATCCATTTTATTCTGCTAACTATGCTGTTGGAATTACTGCACAAGGTTTAGCTACTGGCGATTTCTATTTATTAACTAACAAAACTATAAATGGTTTTGATGTAGCTTTTAAAAATAGTAGTGGAACTGGAGTTAGTAAAACCTTTGACTATTTAGCTAAAGGATATTAGATAGAATTATGGCACAACACGATTACAACATAGCGAATCAAGGCTTCCCAGCTTTTAGAACAGATTTAAACAATGCACTTTCAGCAATACAAACATTAAACTCAGGAACATCAAGACCAGCTTCAGCAGTTGCAAATTCTGTTTGGCTAGACACAACTACTTCTACTGCACCAATCTTAAAATATTATGACGGAACAGATGACATTTCTATTTTACAAATTGACCACACAAACAATACAGTAAATTTATTTGATTCATCTACATCATACGAAACAACTGCTACTTCTGCTGGAACAAAAACATTAACAACAACAAGTGGTTTCAAACAATTCTTTACTGGTTCAACTACTCACACAGTTGTTATGCCAGTCGCAAGTACATTATCTCTTGGACAATCTTACGAAATTCATAACAACTCAACTGGTTCTCTTACAATAAATTCTTCTGGTGCTAATTTAATTGCAACTTTAGGTGCAGGATTAACAGCAACAGTAACTTGTATATTAACTTCTGGCACTTCAGAAACATCTTGGGATTATTATTTACCTGCACCACTTTTAAGTTATTCCAAAGGTACATTTACTGGTAATGGTTCTTCAACAACAATCACTATCACAACTGGTAGAGCAGTTGATAACATATTAGTATTTGTAAATGGTATTTGTTTAGTTCCAACAGATGACTATACAATTTCTGGTACAACATTAACATTCGCAACAGCACCAGTTAATTTAGCTGAAATCACAGTTAGATATTTACCAATTTAATATCATGGGTGCTATAACTAGAAGCATAGCAAATAACATTACGACAAGTGGTGTATTTACTTCTTCTGCAATAAATAATGCTTCTGTAACTGGAATAACTGTACTTGCTAATGCTAGTGATGGAATTACATTTATATCTTCTCAAACTGCTTCTAACTCAGCTTCAATTAGTTTTACTTCAGGATTAGATTCAACTTACAAAGCATATAAATTTGTAATTGTAAATTGCCACCCAGCTAATGATGAAGTTAAATTTGAATTTAATTTTAGTACAGATAGTGGCAGTAACTACAATGTTACTAAAACAACAACAGTATTTGATGCTTACCATAGAGAAAATGATGGAAGTGTAGGATTAGGATATAATTCATCACAAGATTTAGCACAATCAACTGCTTTTCAAAACTTAACTCCAGAAGTAGAATTGGGTAATGCTAATGATGCTTCTGTTTCTTGTTCATTATTATTATTTAATCCTGCATCAACTACCTACGTTAAACATTTTATATATAATGGAAATCACATGACTTATCTTGACCCACCTTGGTCAATAAATGCTTATGTTGCTGGATATGGTAATACGACTAGTGCTGTAAATGCTATACAATTTAAAATGAGTTCAGGTAACATAGACGATGGTAAAATTTACTTATATGGAATTAAATAACATGGCTTTATTTTCGTTACACTCAAACAAAGAAACTCGCAAGGAGATTGCTCATGGGTAGTATCACAAGAGGTTTATCAAACAACATTACAACTGGTGGAGTTATACTTCCTGCTGGAATTACAAATGCTTCAGTAAGTGCTGTAACTTCTTTTGCTAATGCAGCTAATCCAGCAAATTTAGTTTTAATTAGTACACAGACAGCTAGTGCATCTGCAACAATATCTTTTACAACTGGTTTAAATAGCACTTATGATGAATATGTATTTAAGTTTATAAATATTCACCCATCTGTAAATGAAGCAAGTTTAGGAATTAATTTTAGCACAGATGGTGGAAGTAATTATAACGTAACTAAAACAACTACATTCTTTCAAGCATATCATTTTGAAGATGGTTCTGCGACAGCACTACAATATGCTGCTAGTGCTGATTTAGCACAAAGTACAGCAAACCAAATGATAATATCAGGAATAGATGATGACAATGACAGTTCTGCTAGTGGAACATTAACTTTATTTAATCCTAGTTCTACAACTTACGTTAAGCATTTCATTAGTCTATGTAATACAGTATATCCTGAAGTACCAAATTTATGTGTTCAACAACATTGTGCAGGTTATGGAAATACGACATCAGCAATAAATGCTGTAAGATTTCAGATGTCGTCTGGTAATATAGATGATGGAATATTTAAACTATACGGAGTGAAAAAATCATAATGGGGACTATTACAAGAAGTTTCGCAAACAACATAACTACAAGTGGTGTTCTATTACCAGCTTCATTGGTGAACAATTCTATTGCCAATGTAACTGCTTACAATGCTTCTGTTGCTACTGGTGGTATGAAATTAATAAGTTCGCAGACAGCAAGTGATTCAGCTTCTATTTCTTTTACTACTGGTATTGATTCTACTTATAAAGAGTATCAGTTTTGGTTTATAGATATTAACCCAGCAACAGATGATGTTAATTTTCAATTTAATATGAGTACTGATGCAGGTTCTAATTATAACGTAACTAAAACTACTACTGCATTTTTAGCTGAAGTCAGTGAATCAGGAACTTTTTCAGGATTAAACTATCAAACTGCTAGTGATTTGGCACAAAGCACAGCTTTTCAAAGAATTACAACTTCTATTGGTAACGCTTCAGATGAAAGTGCTGTTGGTTATATGAGTTTATTTAATCCAGCATCTACTACTTATGTTAAACATTTTATTTCAACTTCACAATTTTATTTCCCTGATGCAAGTGTTGATTTTACAATGAATATGTTTGTAGCAGGATATGGAAACACCACATCAGCAATAAACGCAGTAAGATTCCAAATGTCTAGTGGTAATTTTGATGGAACTATTCTTTTATATGGGATTGTTTAAAATGACATTGACTAAATAATTAACAATAACTATAAGGATAATATGGCAGAACATAAACTAGTAGATGGAGTTCAAATAGAACTTACATCACAAGAAATAGCACAAAGACAAGCTGAAGCTACTGCTTGGGCTAATGGTGCTTTTGATAGAGCAATCGCTGGACTAAGACAAAAAAGAAATTCAATACTAGCTTCTTCTGACTGGACAGTATTATCAGACAGTCCATTATCTGCTGAACTAAAAACTGCTTGGTTAGAATACAGACAAAACTTAAGAGATATTACTGAAGGTGTAAATACAGTTGCTAAAGTTAATGCAGTTGTGTTTCCTCATAAGCCGTAATGATTTGGTTTCTTTTAGGAACTATCTTAGGAATATTTTTAGGTTGGAAATACGAGTTAGCAATTAACGATTTCATAGAATCAATTAAAATACATCTTGATATTAAGTAGTCTTGATTTTTGTTGCAACGCAACATATATATCCTAAAACTAAATAGGAGAAAAAATGTTCACATTTAAACTACCGACTTACGAAGAACTAAAACAAAACTACGAAACATATTTAAAAGATGTTCAGAAGTTTTATAAAGACTGGTATTCGGATATACAAAAGACTTTTAATAAATAACTTTATCTAAACTTAATTGTCTGATAAAAGGACTGCACAATATTTAACGTGCATTTATAGATTAGCTGATGGCAGTTGTTGTCTTTTGAAGTCTTGCAAATGTGCTGATAAAGACAATGACAAGAACTACTAACGAAGAACTAATAATATTAAAGGGGCATATCACAGGACTTAAAAACTCAGTTAAAGTTCTATCCAGTTCAGTATCAAAATTGGAAAGACAAATGACTAATTTGTATTGGGCGATTCTTTGTGGGCTTGGTTCCTTGTCGTTAGTTTTAATCACAATATTTTTAGCTAAGTAACTATTGCTTAATAATACGAATACAACTAGTAGTTAGTTTATGAATAAAAGAATCTTAGTCATATCAGATTTACACATTCCATATCATAGAGAAGATTCATTTGAGTTCCTAAAAGAAATTAAAAAAGAATACAAGCCAGATACAATCGTAAACATAGGTGATGAAATAGATTGCCACGCATTATCATTTCACGATCATAACCCTGATCTAGCTTCTGCTGGACATGAACTTGTTAGAGCAAAAGATTTTATTAAAGAATTAGAATCAATATTTCCTGAAATGACTTTGTTAGACTCAAATCATTCTAGCTTAGTTTATCGTAGAGCAATTAAATCAGGAATCCCTAGAGGTTATCTAAAAGAATACAACGAGTTCTTAAATGTTAAAAAATGGAACTGGGTAGATAATTTAACTCTTACACTTCCTAATAAACAAAGATGTTTCTTTACTCATGGAATATCTGCTGATGTTGTAAAAGTTTCTCAAATAAATTCTATGAATTGTGTGCAGGGACATTTTCATTCCAAGTTTTCTCTTAACTATTGGGCTAACCCTGATGCACTATTTTTTGCTATGCAAGTAGGTTGTTTAATCCAACAAACTAATATGGCTTTTCAATATTCTAAAAACTTTAAAACAAAATTTATAATGGGTTGTGGAATGATTGTAGATTCTACTCCAAGACTAATGCCAATGGTACTTAACAAAGAAGGCAAATGGATAGGCAAGTTAGTTTAAATTTTTCTCTAAGAGAATTAACTTATTCTGATACTTCGGTCAGATTACAAATAGACAATACTCCAACTGATGAAGTTTTAGTTAATCTACAAAATGTATGCCAGTTTATTTTAGAACCTGTAAGAAACTATTTTAACAAACCAATTACAATTACTTCTGGCTATCGTTCTCCTGAGTTATGCAAAGCCATAGGAAGTTCTGTAACATCACAACATACATTTGGACAAGCAGTTGATTTTGAAATTTTAGGAATACCAAATAAGGAAGTTTCTGACTGGATAGTTAATCACCTAGATTATGACCAATGTATTTTGGAATTTTGGAAAGCTGAAGAACCAAATTCTGGTTGGGTGCATTGTTCTTACAAACCTTCAGGTAATCGTAAAATGTATCTTAGAGCATTTAAAGGTAATGGGAGAGTTATTTATGAGGTCATTTAAAAAACAAGTTGGTGGAAGCCATTACAAGAAATATAAAATCCAACCAGTAGAATTTATCATAAAAAATAATATTGGATTTGTAGAAGGAAATATCATAAAGTATGTTTTAAGATTTAAAGAGAAGGGTGGTGTCCAAGACTTAGAAAAAGCCAAACACTATATAGAATTGCTTATAGATTCTACTAAAAGCAAATAATATCATTTAAAACGATTTAGACGCATTTTTAAGCATAGTGGCTTATTTATGGGTATAACCTTAAAAGAACCTTAGATATTAAAAATTAAGGGTATTTTAAGGGTTTAAACAATATAAAAAGGAACATTTAGGGAACATTATGAACATTATAAAAATAGACACAGATTTTACACCAGAAACACATACTATTGGCAGTTCTTCTGCCCAATCATCAGCAATCATTACTGGTTCAGGAATAGTTAGAGTAGCAGTTAGAGGAACACACGCACATATAAAAATTGGTTATAATCCAACAGCAACAGAAGAATCATTACTTATGCCACAAGATACAGTTGAGTATTTTCAAATAAGATCAGGGCAACAAGTTGCATTTATTAAATCAGGAGATGGAACTGGTGAAATAAATTTTGCTGCAATAGACTAATATGTGGTGGAACATAATACCAACTGTATTCAAAACTGGTGCTGAGATTTACAAAAATCATAAGCAATCAGAATTATTAGAATCAGAAGCTGAACGAAGGTATTATGAACGCATGGCAAAGGGTGAGATTGAGTACCAAAGAGATATTGGCGATCAACAAGATAAGACTTGGAAAGATGAATTTGTTTTGATTGTAGTATGTATTCCAATCATTGTTTTATCTTATGCAATCATTAGTGATGATATTAATATTAAAGCTAAATTAGATTTATTCTTTGATTATTTTGGAAAATTTCCTAGTTGGTATCAATGGCTAATCGTAGGTATTTTTGGTGCCATCTATGGTCTAAAACCCACCCTAGACATCTTTAAAAAATGAACTGCTATTTAGTGACTTATGCTATTAACTTTGTTAAAAACAATGATGATAGCTTTGTTGATGATATTGCTTATGTTAGGTTTTTTGATACTGGCACTTTCCCTAATTCCATTAATTTTTTGTCATCACTTAAACAAACTACTAAATTAAGAATTACTGGAGTAGATTGGGAATATGAAGTTGTAAATTTTGATGATGAAATTGATTGTGAAATTTCTAACACATACCATTAAATTGGTAATAAATAATATTCTATTCCATCATTCCAAGATTGAATCTTTGATTGTGGCAACAATTTTAGTATTTGATCTACTGATTTGAATTTAAGTCCATCTTTAAAACAAAAAGCAATCGTATATTGAGTGAATTTATTATCACAAAACATTTGTGCAAATGTAATATATTTCTTTAAGTCTTTTAATTTAATTTTGTTACTGGCTTTGACTTCAACGAAGAATTGTTGTTGCTTTGGAGCTTCTTTTTTGGAATAAACAAAGTAATCAGGCATCGCAGACAATAAACCAAGTTTATGATAATAAGGAATAGGGGAATTAGCAAAATCAGAATCATCATTAAAAAGAAGTTTTTTATAATGAAAAGAT